AAGCACCTTGAACGCCATCAAAAACACCCTCTGGTGATCCTGTGCCTGTAATCATTGCCAGATTGTTAATCTGATCCAGCCAGTTAAACATACGCTGAGTGGAATTGCCGTTAGCGTCTACTATTTGTCTATCAGGGGTAGAGGTCATAATACTTTCGCCTCCAATTTAATAACAACGGGCTTGACTTTATCGCTAGTTGTAAACCGGAAAACAGCCATTCTGGGGAAGCGCCCCCTTCTACGCCATATAGATCGGTGTGTGCTCTCTCCAACGCGGCCCATAGAGCGTGTGCTTTTATTAGAGAACTTCTTACCGTCTTTGCTCCAGTCCATACTAATCTTGGGGTCAGGATCGGTTGAATTACCTACACCGCTTTCAATTGTTAATTCGAGGCGCGGAACACTAATGCTATCGCCTAAATTCGAAAACGGGATTGTAGAGAACAAACGAATGATGTTTTGACCGTACTCATCAAAGGTGTCTAGGTTTATCTCGCCTACTCTGCCGTCAAGCGAATCACCTACCAAGATACGCCCATACCCCTTCACAACGCTGTTAGCTCTCCAACGGAATTGGTTTGCAACATCGTCAATTATATCAAAGCTTTTCCGCTCATGCCATCTTTGAGAAACAGTATCAAACACGATAGTCGTAGAGGGAAGCGTCCAACCAACAAATCTTGAACCGTCTTGAGAGTAAGACCACGCGAAAACATTTGACAATTGTGCTTCTGTCAATTCACCTAACAATAAGTCAATGCCATCAGTTGAGATGATCGAAACGCCAGACCCTGTAAACACATAAACGCTTGGCTCATCATTCGCGCTGCCGCCAATGAAGAAAAACGGGTCTGACAATTGAGCTAAGGAGAATGCTGAGTTAACGCCGGTTCCAATACCGCCGCCTTCAATACGAATAAATGGGAATCCTGTTCCGCCTTGATTGCGGAAAACCTCTATGGTCTCTGTTCCGCATATGTAAAGCTGGTTGTTACTCACGATAGGCGCAACGATAGCATCAGGGTCAGCCTCCGCGCTTCCAAAGTCTAACGCATTATAATTAAGGCCATCGTTCAATGCAGACACAATGAATTTCTTGGTGTCTGTCGTAAACAGAAAGAAGCCATCAATAAAGACCACATGTTGCGGGTCACCGTTGGCTCTAAAATCACTGTCTGTAATCTCTTGGAACTGTGGAGCAGCGTCCTCATTAAATATGTACCCCTTACCACCGGGTACGAGAATGCACAACTGAGCGCCGTTGTCTGCCATGCTAACGCGCCCGCTGCCTTCTATTGTGCCGAGAGACTCTAAATCAAATGTCTCAACACCTAGGCCGCTAATGGTTTGGTTTAAACGATAGAGCTTATCACCGTTGACAAAATAAGGAATGCCACTTTTAACATGAGAGCCACGGTTAACTTGTTGGTCTATGCCGCTTGTCGCAAGTTGAGCAGAGCCGGGCGTTCCATATAAGGCCTCGTCCGTAAGTCCACCGCCTTGGTTAACATGAACATAGTAATTGCTGCACTGCTGAGCGGAAATAGGCAAGCTTCTGCTAACATAGAAACCGCCTGTTATTGGAAACGGTGTTAATGGCATATCTAAACCTTAAATATTTCGCCGGAGTAACTCGCTACGCTAATATCATTAGTCCCGCTTGTTGTCTCAACCCAAAGCTCGTAATAATCGTTTTCTATTGAAAGCGCATCAAAAGTTGTCACGATAAAGGTAACATCGGTGGTTGTTTTAACCTCTACGCCTGTTTCTTCGAAAATTGGGTTGCTATCATCGCCATTCTTGACAATTAGGAAGTTCATCGTATTTGTACCGCCTGTTGTCTGCCCTTTCATAATGAACTCAACACGAAGTTTCTCTGGCCTGCGCCCTGTTTTTCTGATTCTACCATTAAATGGGCTGTCTGTTCTTTCGTTAGCTCCTAAAGTCGTGGTTGGTTCAACCAGTTGCGGGGTATCCAAAACCAATCCTGTTATAGTGGAGCTACCAGCAGAAATTTGACCGAATACGGTACTATCAGCAATATCGGCGTTTGTCGTAAACACCCACCCGCTATCAGCGTCGGTAATAGTCGCGACCTCTGTTCCGCCAACGCCGTTAAATATATTATCAACGTAAATACCCTCGCCAATAATTGAACCATTTGAGATGTTAGCGCCATTAGTGGCACCATCTAAGAATGTCGCGTTAGGTAGATTGTTCTTGTTGTCTCTAATTGAGATGCGACCCCAATCGCCTGTTCCCAAATCAAAGCACGTTGATGCCGCTGTAGCAGCGAACGCCCCGCCCCGCATCATGTCTAACGTTCCTCCAGAACCGTCTAGCGCTAGCCCCGCTCCATAGCTAAAGAAATTCCACCCGTCTAAGACCAACGTACCCGCTCCAGTATCGACCGTTCCTAACGACCCAAAGCTAGAGGCGAGAAAATTAGTGCATAATACAAAATTAACCCCAGAGGTGTTACTAACATCAAACAATTGCCCAGTGCTTGAGCTTGGGCCTGTAATCTGAATATTATTTATAACAAACCCCTTGTTTGTGATCTGGAAGAACGGGTCGGTGGTGGTAACGCTTATCCTGCCGTTGTTTAAATTCGGAGAGAAAAAAGAATTGTTGTCGCCGGGTATTACAGGTTTATCCACGACTATAGGAGCGCTGTCTGTCCCCGTAAATTCATAGTCAGTGTCATCATCCAATTGGTATGCCGTGCCTGTGTCTGTCCCTAAATCAGTGACGTCTGTAACCACAACGACGTTAGGATTGATGTTAGCCGGAGACGTGTTGATTATGTCAATAACATTATTCGTCTTTACTATGCTCATTCCTGCGCCAGCACGAAGAGATGCAATCGTAGGGCTTTCCTGCGCCAAGTTATCGAACAGAGCAAACGCGGTCCCGTCCTGTAAGATGCCACTTTCAATTGTAGCGCCGTTCTGAGCGCTTACAGAGGTCTTAATCCCATTACCAGCCTCTAGGTTACGAATGCCATTAACAGAGCCTTGGACGTCTAGTATGGGCGTGCCTAGGGGGTCTCCGACCTGTACGATAGTCCCTGTTGCACCTAGTGCGGCAATAAGGTCATCTTCATTAATTTTAAAGTTCGTCCCGGTCGAAACAAAATCAAACGTAGCACCCGAAGGGACTGTTGTATCTGCGGGGAACTCTGACTTTTTAACACTCACGATATTGCTTCCTCTGTCTCAGACTCTAACAAAATAGAACCTGTTGTTTCTGCCAGTATTTCCGCCTCCGTTCCGGGGTAGAAATGGCTTGTTAATCCGTTGTCATCCTCATTGCCCGAACCAATAGGTAGGGTTGAGGGGAATGCCGTTGGAATGATAGTGAGTCCTATCAATCTCATAGTGTCCAGACCTTGAGCCGCAGCCAACTGTAGGCCGGGCGATATAACGCCGTCATAGTCTGGGGAAATCTCAATAGCGACGTTCGCAATAAGTCCGCGTAATGCGCCTGTTGGAATGGTTATCTCATCACCCAAGTCTGTGACGACAGTATAGCCTAATTTAATACCGTCTGCGTCATAGGCCAACATCAGGTTATTCATTGCGAAAATAGCGTCTTGGAACTCATCAGGCTCTAAGTCAGCCTCAGAAGCTTGAACGAGTATTCTCTGTAACGATGCTTTTAAAACTTGAGCAGCGGTAGCCATGATAAATCCTTCGAAGGGAGAAGGAGGGACCGAAGCCCCTCCATCATATTATGCTGATTGACCGAAGCTCTTGCCAGCGAAGAACGGATTGTAAACCGCCAAGGCCGGAAGGATGTCAACACGAAGGACTGTCTCGTTAGTGATGATGTCACTGTCGATCGCCATACGCATCGAAATGCCATCAACGTTAATCACTGAGTTGTCCATGCCGTGAAGCTTAGGAAGGTCAACAAAGCCAACCCCGAATGCATCAGGATGCCAGAACAAGTTAGGCTGGAACTTAGTACTCGCAGCACCCAACAGGTTGATAGTATCAGTGCCAACTGGAGCAGTCTCAACAGTGTTATAAGCGCCGTCAGCCTCGAAGATAGCCGGACCAGCGATGATAATATCACCTCCGCCTGCACCGCTCAAGATGACTGTTTCTGTCACCACTGCCGTAAAGGTTACTTGCGCACCCAAATCGTCAATGATGGGGTCACGAGTTGACTTGTCCAGAGCAAACGTCGCGGGAAGCTCAATAACCTCACCCGCTCTAATCTCAAGATCAGCTTGGAACCCGATAACCGTTAGGGTTTGCTCCATAGTGTCTTTAGCAGCAAGGTAGGTCACGTCTGGATTTCCTACCAATGTACCAACGCGATCAGCACCAACCTGAGAAGAGTATGTAGGCAATGTGTTTGTTTTAAACACATCCATACCCGCCAAGTTGCTAGTAATCATTGCGCGTTCGTGCGCAGTATCCACTAGACTATCACTGCCAGAGCCAAGAGAGCGCTGGGAAGACGCAAGTTTACGTTGATTGAATGGGTTAACAAAGTAATCCCACATCTTATCTGATGGAACACCGTTAGCCTCAAGGGTTGCCCCTGCCAAAGCCACATCGTCCCACGATTCCTGATTGGTACCAATTGCGGTACCGTACTCACCAGAGAGAAGACCAGCGCCTGCTGATGCAAACGTTGCAAAATCACGCTCGAAGTCTGTCGCGAGGCGTGTTGCCATAGGGCCGAGGATTGATTGAAGTTGTCCGGGTTTGCCTAGTTGATCAAGCTCAATAGCTTCTTCAAGGCGGTTGTATTCAACACTTACTGTGCGGAAATCTTGGACTGTCGCAGTTGCCTTACCTGAGATGATAGCGCTACGGTTTGTAGACGTCAAATCACCAGTAGCGTTGGTTGTAGACACATAGTCATGTGGCCGCTTAACATCAACCTTGTCGCCGGATGACGGATTAAATTCGTTGGAGATAATCTGTCGGTTTACGTTATTTGTAAGAACAAGTGAGCTTTTAAACCCGGGGAGAAATTTGCGAATTAGCTTTCGCGTAATATTACTGTCTGTATTATTAGCCATTAGAGCACCTATTTAATAATAGCGTCCCTCAGCATTGGATGCTCCAACTCGGGAGCTGCTGTCCCGCCAATATGTTCGACGGGTCGGGGAGCTTTGGTTTCATTCCCCGTGCTTGCAAGGTTTGGCCTAATCTCTGTTGCAATAAATGCGGCTGCTTGAGGTGGTGACATTTGACGTATCTTGTCTAACATTACTACATCTTTAGCTAAATGGTTTGCGATCAATGGCCCTTGTGGGTCTGTCAAGATAAACTGTTGGGTTTCTACTGCTACACCGGCTTGGTGAAACGCAGCGCCGTCCTGTATAAGTTGGTCTTGGCTGATTCCAAAAGAGTTGGCATTAGTCGAATATCCATCCATTGCCTTTTGCTGCTCCTGAGCTTGGGCCTGTGCTTGCTGTTGGGCCTGTGCCTGTTGCAGTCTTTCATTCTGCAAAGCATTGGCATCAAACCCCGCACGGTCCACGGTTGCCTGTTGCCAATTTGCCACATCGACCTTGTATTTCTCAGGGTCGTCGTAAATGGCGTCTGGATCAGGCATCGACGGAACATCGGGCGCAACTTGTTGAGGAATCTTCGCTTCTAAATTAGCTATAGTTGCGTCTTTTTCTGTCAATTGACGTTCAAAGTCGCGGCGCTGCTCTATTCGCTTACCTCGTTGTTTCGCTCCAAAACGGTCAAAAACCGCCTGTGTAGCGTCATCAAACTTTGCTCTTTGTTCCTGTGAATCACCTTCGGCCTCTTGATTTGCATCAGTCTGGTTTTCGGTTACTTCACTCTCCGTGGGCGTAGCGGAATCTTCTAGCGCCTCTTGCTGGTCATCAACCATGCGTACCTCTTTGGTAAAATTAGCCATGCCACAATTGCATGTGTGACATTATGGTAACAAAAAATATTAACTGTAGCAAGGTTAATTTGGGTCTTTGTCCTGAGCGCCTTGGACAATCTGTGCTTGCTCAATGTAAGCTTCCGTATTGCCGGGGCCAACTATTGAATCAACGCCCATAGCTTCGCGGATGGTCTTGAGTGTGTTGGCTTCTTTATTCAGATTGTCAACAGCGTCATTAATCGCTTGCGCGTTCTGTTCCTGAATAGCCATGAGTTGATTAAATTGCTGGTCGCCTGCTTTCAATCCCAAGCCAGCCTCTTTCTCGGCAATCTTGAGGTCTTGCTCACGCGCCTTGAGTTGCAGTTCTTGTTGTTGTAATTGAATCTCGGCAGATTTAACTTGTAAGTCGTTCTGTGCCTTCTGCGCGTCCAATTGATTGCGAGCGCCTTGGTTCTGAGCCTCTTGCAGTTTTGATTGAGCTAAGATTACTTCCGCGCTAGGCGGTTGTGGCTCTTGCGCCGCCTGCTCTGCTTGTGCTCTCTCTTCGTCTGTCATCTGTTCTGGTGGAATAGCGCCAACCTTCAACAGTTGCAGTCTCGCTCTCTCTGCTAGCTTGTCGGTTCCCGGTGAGTTCAAGTTGCTAAGAACAATATCTTGCCCTGTCTCCATGACGCCCGGAATAACTAACCCCATCTCCATTATCATAGCATTGGTTTCGCTTTGGCGACTACTGAACGAAGCTCCGGCCTTACAGGTCACATCATACCGGCCAGCCGATAAATCGTTAACAAGAACTTCCTCACCAGTTTGCTGGTCAATCATAATTTGATTAATCTCTTTCATTTCGAAAGAACCATCTTCACCCATAATACGCATAGTCCGTTGAGTGTCGTAAACCTTGGGCAAAGCAGCGTTGATAACCGTGGCAGTTTCACAGACACCAACCTCAATCCCCTTCACATATTTGCTTACTACATTCCCGCCTTTTCTCTGAAGTTTCTCGATCGCTACACCAGACTGGAGACCGGGGTTGTCGCCCATGCTGGCCGCAAAGACACCTGCGCTCGCCCCCATCATGTTCTGCATACTTTCAGACATAACACGAAGTCCGGGGTTTATCTGCGCGCCACCTTGTTGTGTTGGTGGCGGAACTGTACCGTCTGCGTTGTATTCCTGTACAGGGTCAGCGTTTGTATTAAGAGTTCCTAAAGTCTTCTCATGCCCCACCATTTGTTTGCTGGTCATCCAATATTTAGCGCGGGGGGCTAGAGCGCCTTCTTCAAACTCTCTTGACAATGAGTAATTCAACAGCCGTTGAGGATCAATAAGCTTTAACACAGCGCCGCTATAGGTAGGCTTGTTCTCAATGACCTTGTAGTTACCATAAACAGGAATGATGGGAAGGTGACTAAATGGTGTTTCTTCTTCTTTTGCGAGCCATCCTTTACCGTCAAACTTGCGCATAAAGAAGATAGATTCTTTAACTGTTTTTCTATCGGCCTCAACCTCACCCAGAGTAGCGAGTTCGTCTTTAAGCTTTGTCCACGTCTCACCGTCTTCCCAGAACTCCCGCCCTAGACTTGTTTTAATAAGCACACGAGACGTTAGCTTTTGATAATACACATGACCGATAATAACGTCGTCGGTTTTATCGAAGTAAGCGATTGATTCTGTATTGTCGTCAACACTTGACGGCATACGCCCGGGGAATAGTTCCTCAAACTCATCCTTAGGCATTGAATTGAGAAGAAAGCCGAACTTACGATTAGGACGTATCAGTCTATGAGTGCCACCGTCAACCCAAACTCGGTCATTCGCGTTCTCGATAGGCTCAATCAATATATCTGTATCAAAGCTAGAGTCTTCAATGAAGTCAGTCTTGACAAGCCATGCGTCAAAGCCAGCGGTTACTATGTTACGCCCCGACTCTGAGTAAATAGCTTGCGCACTTGATACAGTCTCGATGTTCCTAATCAGTCCATCACGAAGGATTGCCTCATCTTTCGACGCACCACTACCGGCAGGGGAAATTTTAATGTCAAAGTCTAATTCGTCTATCTCACCGCTTAACTGGTCAATAATGGGGGTGGTCTGGTCAAAGGTATAGCGAGGCTTGCCCCGGAACTGTGTGACTATCAAAGGTTCCCATTGACCATCCTTCTTGGTGACGAACAAGTGAGCCTCTTTAGCTTGCTGGCGCTGGTCTTCTTCTGCTGATTGAAGGTTTTTAAGAAGGCGAGTGACCTCTGCATATCGTGTGAATTTAGTCATTACCAGCCCTTATAATTGATCTTGAGAGGGCCTGAATGAGACGGCGGGGAATACATCGCCATCATAACTGAATCCGCTTCATTGGGTGACTGAATGCCTAGCTTTTTCATTTCGTCTTTGCTCATGATTTGGATCAAGCCTCTAGGATTGTCCTTACTTGGTATTCTACACAATTGTGACCTTAATGCAACAATGTCGTCAATTCCGTCACTATCCAAACTTATCATGTCGTCGGGGTCAACGTACTTTCCACCCTCAACACAGTCATATGTATTCTTAAATCTGCGTGCTAGCTCCATGTAATATTGAGCGCGGTTGTTCTTGAATGTGTCAGCGTAGGACATAGGAGTATCTGTGTCGTTATCGCCTGTCTCAGGCATGTAAAGCTCTAAGGCGTGGTCCTGACCAGAACCCGACAAGCTCCCTTTGAACATGTGATATTTGGTCTTAGTCCCTTTGAATGCGTTCGACACCTGTCTTCGTAGCCCTGTCCCCATACCGTCGCCGTCCCATACAAACCAATCAACCCCGGCACGTGTGGCTAAACCTGTTGCCCAATCGCAACACTCGTCAACTTTACCTGTTTCCTTACAGTGAACTTGAGTGATGATTGAACCATGACGCGCAGCAAAGCCAGCAGCATCTCCGCCACCATCAAACGGATCATGAGCGCATATAACGGCCCCGGTGGGTTTGAATACACTCTCCAGTCTATCAAGCTTGTGTGCGTCTACAGCAGCGGTAAACCATTCCTGACGTATGATTGTGTTCTCTACTTCGTCTAGGTACTCACCAAGCCATTTGTGCCGGTATTGAGCCTCAGACATGTTCTCTTTGTCATCAAGTCGCTCTTGTTCTAAACCGGACGCGATAAACCATGACTTCGGCATATCGGTATAGTTCATTTGAACAACCATGATTGTATCGTCTTCATAGTATCCCGTTCTTGCGAGGTCCTTCTCGGCGCGAGCCAGCCATTTCTTTGCAATCGCCCCGTCTGTCGTGCCACGGTTCATTGTTACGATAATCTCAGGCATCTTGACGTTGCTGTCTTCAAGTAGGCTATCAAGGGCTTTAATGTCTGCCACGTCCTGACCGTCTAAGAGTTCCGCTGTGTCTGCCGCATTCAACCGCACAGAGGCCGTGAGAACCCGTAAAGTATTGTCCGTTATGTCTTCACCCTCTTCTATCCATAAGCCGTCTACACCTGATAGCGTGGATTTAAGGGATGTAATGTTTCTATGAAGCCCCCGGTAGAAGCAGCGACCACCAGAGCCATGAGTGATTGAGGTCTTGGTTTCCTCAAACCCCTCAATCCCAAGACGGTTAATCTCATCCAACAATGTACGATGTACTGATTCTTCAATAGAGTTCTGGTTTTCACGAGCGCAGCACCAAAGCTCTCCGGTTGCCATCTTGGTTGCGACGTAATCCGCTATGCCTGTTGACTTGGTAGAGCCACGGCCACCGACGATTATCTTTATCCGCTTCGGCTTGGTGAATATCGGATGGAGGTTCTTTACATAATCAATTTGTATGTTCATTCTCTGATATTAACACCGCTTATCTAGGTGATCAAGCATGCGCTCTACCGTGCCTCTGAACTCTTCCCACTCCTTACGATTAATAGACGTGGGCGATTCAACCCCATGCGCGCTGTCAACCGTTCGGAACTTAATGGTTGTTTCTCCACCATCAACTCTGTCTATGCGGATTCCTATTTCGTCATGCATGGAGGTAATCACAACAACACCACGCAAATAAAGAACACGATCCATGCCCAAGGTAGTTGGTTAGGCATTATCTCTCTCCTTTTGGTGGCGAATAAAATACTTCTCCCGCGCTTCAGGTCCGTCCTCTAGTCTCTTTTTCGCTATCACCATTCCCCGAACGATACCGTCCCATGCATCTATAGGGATGCTCACCCCGTTCTGAACCTTATCGTCAAGAACATCATCATAGATTGACACAGCTGATGCCGTCAAAACAAACGTCATTCCGTGGGTCAGGAACACAACATTGTCCGCTGTTTTGTTTAGGCAACCTTTATAATCAGTCATTCAACGTTCCTATCGATAGAGTTGTCGGTGGGGAACGCGTCCCCAATCATTTTGGCAAGCCCTGTCAAACACTCCTTGTCTTTTCTGTCCCATTTTTCCTGCTCAAGAGCCGGGTCCATATAAGCTATGGCTGATTTAACATTATCCCTATGGTTTTTTTTGCTCATTCTATCAACATTCCTATTCTCATTACCATCACCTCCTCAGTGACTTTGAACTTGTCAGCCATTGCTTTAATCTCAGCCACAAGCTCGTCCTCTGGTATTAAAAGCTTCATAACGAACTCACTGGCTTCCACTGCGACGCGAGGTATTCTGCCGTTATAGTGGAGGCTCACGAGCAATCATCTTCTCCCAAGAATCTCAAAACATACACCTTGTAGTTAATCTTAACAATCTCAGCGCGTTTAAATGTGGGCGTGTTTATATATTCATTGTACTTCTTATTCACGCCGAACCATAAATTCCACCAAGCCTTATTCTCCCTGACCTCGTATGGCTCTACACTGCGCTCTACAGAAAGGCAAACCACGTCTTTGTAAAAATGCACCTCGCAATCACCTGTAATCTCTATCCTACGAGGCTCTTCGTATTTTACCCAAGGATCGACAGAAGCGCCAACACCTCGCGGATGCGATGACGACACCCCAATAACCTCAAATACCCTCATTCTTTCTCTCCGAGAGAGTTCTTCGCGTCCACTATCATTTGTTCGCAATGAATAAAAAGATCGTCAACCCAACCGTGCGGCATCTTGACATCTATAGTGTTGTTTCCGCGACTAAACTTTATCTTGCCGGACACATTCCCGATGCCGTCAACATACGTTATTTTAATGCTAATCTCTTTGAGTTTGATTTCTTGGTCACTCATTCTTTCTCTCCTTATTCAACATCAACAGCGCGCGCTTATCCTTACGTGATAGAGTCCGAGGCAAGTCACCCACCAACCACGGGGGCTTCTCCGCAAGCTTAGCCTTAAGCTCCTCATGAGCAGCGAACAACTCAATATAAGCCACTGCATAACGAGGACGCTTCTTACCCCATCGTGATACCGTTGTGGGATGCAAGCCTAATGCTCGGGCTATTTGTGATGGTTTCATATGTCCTCATCCATTATATTTCCGATACTCTATCTTTCCACCCGGCGCAGGACACAAGAAGTCGTCTCGCGTTCGCCATACATTAGATAACCATATCAATTCACCCTTTTGCGTCCGAACTGGTAGCCATGCAAAGCACAAGACTCCATGCCAGCAAGGTAGCGTATATGTGCGACTGTCAGTCATAATGCTCTCTCCCTTTCGTGGGTGTTAGTTAGATTTAACTCGAAGCGCGTTCATCTTCTTAGCCGCAGCCTCAAAAAACTCTGTGCCAGAAAGCACCTTTACAAGCTCATCTGCGACAGCTTTATGTGCAGCATCAGCAACGGCCCTACCAAGTTCACCATCTATCTGACTATTCGCATGGGCTTTAGCTTCTTTCAAAGGGTCAAAATCGTACAAGGCGCGGCGAACCGATTCTATAGCCCACTCATGCGGCCCCCTATAACCAATGCGCTTATCAACTTCTTTCTCTATCATCTTGCCGATGAATTTATTTATGCCGAACATCTTCTCTCTCCTTTGTTGGTGGTGTTAGGCTAGTCTCGCCTTAATGTCACTATAAAGCGGGACAAACCACGCCCTGTCTCTGTCTTCAATAACATCATCCATGTAGTAAATATTGATATGACCGAGGCCCGCAGACGTGTCCACCTCAACGCCGCTCGGAACAATGATACTTATCGAACTTGCGCCGTATAAAGGAACGGTAGAGCATCCTTTTTTGGCAGTATAGATGTCTGGCATGTTATAGTTATAGACATGGCTTATATCGCCGCCATCCTCTAAATGCTTCTTAAGCCACTTTGCATAAAGCTTTGCTCCTTTTTCTTTCAAGTACGGGAACATATCTTGCTTTGCAGCCTCCATTTGCCCACGGTGTTTAATTTCGTAAGCCTCTCTTTCCGCGTCCCATCTTATCTGCGATTGCGTCTCTTCGTGCTCTGCTGCCGCTATCTTGCTTGATACACTCATCCTCATTCTCCCTGTTGTTGATGTTAACCGTGTTTAAACTCAAGCTTGCCGATCATTGACGCAAGCACGTCATCCAAGCTGGCTTGCAGCATATCACCGCTCTCATTGTGGCGGACAATAACTGTCTCACCCGACATAAGCATAGAGTACCTGCCATCAGGCGTGATGTGTCCGTGGTCTGCCATCACAGTCTCGTCCGACACCTCAGTTATATTCGATCTGCATTGTTCTTCCATAATCTCTCTCCTCTGTTGATAAAACCAGTATACACACAAAAAACGCCCAAACAAGCGTTAAATTAGCATATTGCATATATAATTGGGGGAGGGTCGGTCACCCGTCGGTGGCAACATTAGCCTTTTGCATATTATTTGTCGGCCATTCCTTGCGACACAAGGCGTCCAAAGAGCTTTGCGGCAGCCGGGAAAGGTGGCTCGTGATGTTTGTCGGCAGGAATCGTGATAACCATGCTGGGACGGCCTCCTGCAAAGCGCCTTTCGGACTTCCAAGGTATCCCGTAATGCTTACATAAGCCATAGAGAGTGTTGCCTATGTCCTCAAATTCGTACTCCAAACCAACCTCAACCCGCATAGATCCATCTTTCCGTAAGGTTTCCTTGTAATATCTACTCATGTTCATTCCCCACTGGGGTGAAGATAAACGTTGCAGGAGCGCCGTTCTTGCCTGTTATCTCTGTTTTATTCACGTCTAGCCCGTGTAGTTTGGCTTGTCCCATAGTTGCTGCGGTCATTGCGGCGGGTTGCTTGGTCTTCTTGGCTAAATCATATGTCACGTCTAGCTTTTTGGTGAGGGATTCTACGGTAACTTTGGTGCGCTCACTGGCTTCTAGTTGCAATTCAATCACCCTCGCGTTTACATCGGGCTTAAGCATTTGCTTGTATGCGTCGTTCCAAATTGTCTCAGGTTTAGTGTCTTCCCCTACGTCATAGGCTGTTCTGTAGGCTTCTGAGGCGTTTCCACACTCTACGTATTTGCGCGCGAAGTTCTCTTGTTTGGCAGTAAGTTTGTTAGTCATGGTCGTAGCTCTCAATGTCTATCATGAATTGCTTGGCGCGGTCTAAGAGCATGTTTGCCTCGCACGGGCCACCTTCTGACCCTCGACAGTCAATGTCTCCAGTCTCCTTGTGTATGCCTATCACCAGAACTGTTTTATACTCGCCCTTAGCGCGGTCTAACACTTGATCCGGGTCAATCGGTAGTGACGTTGTGCCAGTAAATTCTACAACAGTTGGATTACTCATGGTCGCCGCCTAGCATCATTCCGCTATTAACCTGCGCGGCGTCTATTTGTTTGGCAAGAGCATTCTGGTCGAGACCAGCCCAATATTTATCACGCACTTGGTTACATTCTTTCGTCACTCTTGCGATCCATGAATCATACTCGTCCTTTGTCATAAGTGTATTACTCATTATCCTCACCTAACATCATTGTGCTATTACATGGCGCGTCTTCCATAGCCTTCCCAGCTTTGCGCATATCATCCCAGAAACTTTCAGGCAACAGACGAACCGGGGAATTAATCTCCGTTGTTACTATCTTCTTTGTGTAGCTGTCTTTTGGATTACTCATTTAACTCCCTTTCCAGTTCTTCATATCTGCCATTTGCTTATTGTAAACCATTATAAGGTTGTTTGCAAAAGAAACCCCGCAGCTTTTACACTGCGGGGCGGAGGGAGAGGGCCATAAAAGGGGGAAGGCGGCCCATCGGAAACTAAAAACTCATACCAATACCAATAGAGATTACCTCATTGTCAAACGCATTACCAGACAATTTATAATCGCCGAATAGATAAGCCTTGCCAATGTTATACTTCGCACCGGCTGCGGCGTACATTGAATCATCATTGAACTCATCGTAATGAGTATATTGCCATCCGCCTTCTAGGTAAACAGAAACTTTTGAACCGTATTCTGCAACGAGCGCGGCTTCACCCTGATAGGCCAGTGGACCTTCGAGCAACTTGCCCTCATCAATGAGGTTAATGCCTACCTGAGGTCCTACACGAAGCTTGGAACCAACTGAATAGCCAGCGAATAGGCCGACCGATGTTGAATCAGGTTCTATAGCGTATGAAACGTCACCGCCTACATAGAAGTCACCAGCGACAGCCGGGGTAGACATGGCTAATGCCACGATTAGATATTTAAACATATTTCTCTCCTTTGATTAAAGTGCAGTATACGACTTTGGTTAGTTATTGCAAATCTGATTATGTTGTATATTTGTCACGCTTTAGGCGCTTGATAAAACACACCTTTGGAGTAAGTCGGGTCAAGGTCTACGCGTCCTCCGCAGTGTAAGTGTACCGCGTCCTGTAATATTTGTTGTTGATCTCCAGATACTGTCTTAATCATTTCATTAGCCTTCCGTGTGCCAAACCGTCACCGCGCTCGAATTCAACTTGTATACAAGCTATTCTGTTGCCGTGATCCGCTGCTTTATCTGCCTTTTCCCTAGTGTTGAATGGGTAATTATACGTACAGTTTTTGTCGTAGAAATTAACCCACATAATGTTCTTTTTCTTGCTCATTGGTTTGTTTCACTTCTATCTTCTTCAATTGATTCCTCAAGGTATTCGATGCACTGAACCTTTGCGTCCTTAATCCCCCGAAGATAACCACCTACCCATAGGCAAACGATTCCAAAAACCATAATGAAAAATCTGCTCGTTTGATTATTGCTCATGGTTTTGAAACCTTACTTGGTGGGCGGGGTAATTCCTGCCAATGGGTCGGAGCGCCTTCGCCTCCAATGCGATAAGAGCTACCTCCTCTACCTCCGTGGCATATTACATCCTTATGTCCGTTGTAGCTTTTTGGCGCTAAACCAATAGCGCATGAACGGAACCGAATAACGTCACCCCACACAAGAATCATAACATCCTTTGGAGCTGTCTCAATTGGTTGCCAATCGCTCATTTAATCAGCCCTTTGAGTTTTGGCATCGATAGCATCACCGAAGCGCATAATGTCCATTGCAATCAACTTCGTTTCAGCTTCAAGAAGCCGGATTGCAAGGCCCTCTTTCGTGTGCATGCGACATAGTTTTTTAATGTCGGCTTCATCTACGGGTACGCTCGTTTGTTTTTTATCGGTCATTCTGGAATCTCCATCCATTTTTTCACTTTTTTAATCCCGCAGCCTTCCAAAAGGGCGAAAGTTTTTCCGTCCCAATAAGCAACAGAGCGGACTTCGCCCCCATCACTCACTAGGTATCTTTTGTGACGGTAGGGCATGACAGGAAGCTCAAACCAAATTGGCCGTTTCAGCTCGTCAATATATTCATAGGCGTCTGCAAGCTCGCCCGCGTACTCATCACCAAGCCCTGCCGAATGTCTTAACCGTTCAACGCAAAACCACTTCATGGCGCGGGTTTCTTTTATTTTCTCTGCAATGCTCGTTTGTGTCATTTCACATCCTCCATGTTTGGTATGAGTTCGTCTTGCGATATGTATGCCAACACTTCTTCGGGCATAAGGTTCCAGCTACCACCGGAAAGATAATTTCTGTCGAGGTATTCTTGCCCTCCCATTACGCTGTAAGTAATATAAAAACCATTATCTGGGAACGTGATTTTGTCACGAGGATCAAACCTTTTCCAACCGCTCATTTTAATATCCGATCAATTGTGGAACGGCTTACACCATAGTCTATAGCCAAGTCGGCAGGGTGCTTACCTTTGTTGTGTAAGTGTATGATATGGTCTTGATGCTCCCAAGCATCAGAAGGGGGTTTACCAGACTTGCCAGCGCTATTTTCAGCACGTACCTTGCTGTTAGCCTTTACGATAGCTGCACGAGCGCGAGCATGTTTTTTGTCTGCTACCTCGTGGCATGGATAAAATGCTTTGTCTTTAATATCATAGATACCCTCACCCCCAAGCTTACCTATCTCGACAAACGCCTTGTTGATGTTGCCTAGCCCGATGATAGCCAACTCCCACACATGCAGCCTGTCGCCCTTCCTAATGGTTAGGGGGTGGAACACCTCATCGAGAGTGTCGTATATGGGTGTATCTTTTGGGTTGCTATGTTCGACCACGCCCGACTTGATAATCTCTACCCGCTGCTCGTTAGGCGTAAGGCTTCCAGCACGTCTTTGAATATATCCAGATAATTGTGTCATAAAACTATTTTCCATAATCCCTAAGTTTTGAATTGACATCACTATATTGGAATGGTAGAAGTTAGTCAAGATATGATTTGAAATATTAAAACGCCCATCAATCACGATGGCGTAACAAGGAGAGAGAATATGACTGATAATAAAAATGAACTGCCAACAGTAAGGACATCATTGGGGCTTCGCGATGCGCTATTTGACGAGCTTGATGCTTTGCGTGACGGCACCAGTAACCCACAGAAGTCACAAGCGACAGCCAAGCTTGCGGTGCAGATTATCAATTCTGTTAAGATGGAAATTGATTACAATCTTGCGGAAACACAAACAGCCATTGCCATTGAAAACACAAGCAATATTCAGCTAGGCTCATGTTGAAAATAACCACTACCATAAAAGCGCACCTTTGCGTATCAAGAGCGTTGAGCGTTCTGTCAGCGCCGTTTACTGCTAGAAAATGCTCGTTGTGCAGTGGGGTGGTTAGGGATTTACCTGTTCCTAAAAATTCGCGGCGTTGGATAGAGGCTGCTGGGATTCTCGTTTTAGAGGCATCTATTTGTGGGTGTTGCTACTCTAAGTTCGCCCATTGGTTCACCAGAGTTAAGTCGCGGGGTTCTAATAGCTACACAAAATCATTTGAGGAGTACCAAGCGCAGGGAGATTCCTGTGCTGATATAAAGGATGCTCGACACATAGATATAGTTGAATATATCGCGCATCTGGTTGGCTTGAGAAATAAACCTAAGTGGCTATTAAGCGGTCATGGAACACGACCATGAGGAAGCCCAAGCGCCCCCCCAAAAAGGGAGGAAAAAAGAAAGGCGAACGCAAAACCTTTCTCGGCTTCAGTCTTGGGCATATTGGGATGGCCGTTGTGGCTGGAAGGGCTTTGAGAAAAGGACGGAAGAAATGACCGATATTTGTAAATGGCATCTTGAGTTCTCGTTTAAAGAAAAAGAACGAGTTGTTGAGTTTCTTAGGATATTAATGGATCAGGATATTGATTTTCCTTTTTCGTACCAAACAGTATTTGACGAAACAGTTGAAAGGCATGTGGTGATGATCGATGACATGTCTTGGGCTGGCAACCTAACCACAGCCGCAAAAATATTAGAGGGTGTGGATTTTAAAGAAGATGAATAAACTAAACAAACGCCCAAGGAATTACAGATGACTACTTACTATGCATCAGACTGGACAGGCATGATGGACGAAGACGAAGCAGTGTTCTGGTTCCAGTGGGATATTGACGGTGATGTCCCAACGCCCTACGAAGCCAATAAAATATCTATGGCGAATGATTGGATGTTTGCTGGTGATTATAGGGAGTCATGGGGCGCTAAGTTTTCCGCGATTAAAGCTGTGATAAAGGGCGATGCCGAAATAGACTTCTCTTTTGGGTGGCTAGAAGAAACCGAGAACCTACCCGATTGGATGTATTCAGCAGACCGCAAAATAGACAGGTTTTTTATTAGGGCGCTGTGTCTGCTTTTGCTGATTATTGGTAGAGATGGTTCGCGCTCTGGCATGGACTGTTCTTTTCATTGGGGCTACCAGCCAAGTTATGCAGGGTGGGATGCTTGGTTTATAGATTTTGATTTGAAAAATTTACGATACGATATTTACACAGACGGTGAATGGAATATGTAACGCAACAATAGTTACACAAACGCCCGATTGTCGGGCAAGGAGAGATATAATGGTAGAGACTAACCCGGACTTCCCCGCACAGCGCCCTAATGCTTGGGGCCGCGCAAATGATTATCAGATCAAAGCGGCGAAACTCAACGCATTGTCGGAGATCGAGATTAAAATGCGTGGAGTCGATGACTGGTATGTTCATCAGTCTGTTGAAGTTAAAAAAGGTGGATTCCTTAAAAGTGCTTACGGTAACGGCGCAACGCCAGAGGAGGCTATCAATAGCCACTGGAAACATCTGGTTGAAGACCTGCCATCTGATGAATATTTGGTGACCAACGCCTACGATGACGGCAACCGAAAAGCTGTTCGGTGGAATGGATTTATGTGGGAAGAAGTCAGAGAAAAAACAACGGCAACCGAATAGTTGCACAAACGCCCGAAAGGCACACAACATGGGACAACACACATCACATAAGGGCCTAAGCCCGATAGGTAAGCTCTTGTCGCATTGGATGATTGAAGAAGAGTTGAGTCGCCGTGGCTTTGCCGCGTTGATCGGGTGCAGTGATCCTTTCGTTTCTAAGGTTTTTAAAGGTGACTGCGAACCCCCCGTGTCTTGGGTTGGCAAGCTAACCGGTGAAGCAAAAAATGCAGTGCTAGATCATTTGATCGCTAAATACGAAAACAAGATTGAAGAGTTGCGCGGCTTTGATAACCGCGATTAAAGATAACTTTTAAACGCCCAAGGAATTAAGAAGATGAATGATAAAACGCTGGACCTACTAAAAATCACCCTCATCAAAGCGATGAACGAGTCTGTGACCCATCTAGAGCACTTGGGGCGTATAAGAGATATTGCGCTTGAGGCCGACTTTGTTCCTGATGCTACCAAAGAGCTATTTAAAGTGATGGACCCTGTGGCCCTTCAATTCCAAATTGAAGAGGCTTTAGGTGACATCGAAGAAAACAATTAAACGCCCACTTACGGGCATAACAAGGAGAGTGATTACTTGGATTGTGGGCTGTATTAAGCAATACCCCTCTGAAACTGTCGCGGCTATTACGGTGAAGTTTGAGCAACTACAATCCTACTAATCGCTTTTCACAACTAACGCCCACTTACGGGCAAGCAGGAGAAACAAGATGAAGATGTCGATCATAGACGGTGTGCTAACGGTTACCCCAGACACAGAAACCGAGGAGCTTGAGGTGATGCGCGTGTATAAGCATCACGTACGCGGAATAAAGCTCTTAGATGCAATTCAAGGCTTGTGCGAAGCGTACCCAGAAGATGCAGAATTGGGTGAGCTATATCAAACGGCTGGCGCTTACGTTGACCGTCCATTTTCGAGTTAACAAACAGACGCCCAAGGAAGGGGAGAGAGTATGACTATTGAAGTGGGACAAGAATTAAAGGTGTTTCTCAAGGGCGAAAGCCCGTGGATCGTTGTAACAGAGGTTATCAGTGATACCGTTGTGAAAGGAACCATCAACAATGACTTGATGTTCCCAGACATGCACGGCTATCAGTGTGGCGATGAAGTTACCGTAAATTGGCATCCTGTGCGATCATGGGTGCCAGTGGAGAAACAAGAAGCCAACAACGATAGATCGGTTGGTGAGGTTAACTAAATTGACAAGCGCGTATGGGTACGCGGTATGTGTGGCGCTGGGCCGTCTTGTCGAACCCAGCATCTTTATAAACAAACGCCCGAGGAATGATGATGGACCCTGAAGAAGCAGAACAATTGAAGAAAGCGGCTATTCAAATACAAAAGGATAGCCACAAAATATCTAGCATAGAGCGGTTCCTTTCATCTATGGGTGCTGAGGCGGAAATTTCTTTGGGCGGCATTGGAAGTGTGACTATCCCCAAGCCGATTGAAATTGAAGTTTTGAGCCTTTTAATGAAAGACTTTGAAAAGTCAGTTGAGCGGCAAAAAGGCAAGATTAAAGATTTAATAAACTAACGCCTGAAAGGAATTGAGATGGAATGGTTTAATGAGAACATAGGACTGCTCGCGTTTATTGCTGTTGTGATTGTTGCCGTTGTGCTGGTGGCTATGGTTGCCCTTGGTGCGTGGCTTTTCTAACACTTAACCAAACGCTATAATTTCACGTTCAAGGTCTGCCTTCTCCATAGGTATGATCTTGAGCGTTACGTCTATGGTCTTGTTGTAAACAGCCTCGAAGTCTTGTTGTGACATGCTGTTGAATGCGTATGACTTAGGGCGGTACATTAATTCCCCGTTGGATCGGATCAACTCAGTACACCAGCCTGTCGCGACTTTCATTGCAAACTTATAATCCTCAAAGTCTGTATATCTCTCTTGGTTATCATGGCCTATGTGGAGTAATGCAAAAAACTTCTTGTGCCATTGTAGATTGCGCTCGCGCTTAACCTCCATAGTCACCAATTGCCCCGGCTTGGTTTTACCCCATAGCTCTTGAGCCTCGTGTGAGTCTGGTGTGAATCCTGTATCAGTCCTCTTGAATATGGGTTTCATCTTTCCACTCCTTGTAAACTTGCCTCGCATAAGCCCTGAGACAAAGGCGCAACAAATGCGGGTCGTTCTCAAAAACCCTCGTCCAGTAAGTCACATCGCCTGCGTGAGACTTCATATGCTCTGAGTGTAGCATTGGCAAGACCTCATCGTCAGGCGACTTAATACCCCGCCCCGCCGTTCCTATGTGAGCAGGATCAATGGCGTCATCATAACGACTAAGGGAGCCAGTGACTATGCACCGCTCACCCTTTAGCCATTCAAGATATTCTCTGTCGCGGAGTATCAAGCGAACTCCTTTGCATTTAGCCCGTCTGCGAGCTTTATAAGGCGTTCCTCAGAGGATTTAAGCAAATTTGCGATAGGACGCACCTCGGATATATCAACGTCCATGTTGACGTTGTACAACCCATCCCTTGCGATAGCACATAGAAGCGTGTCAAGGTTCTGAAAGTATCCCTTGACCTTCCATGCTGGCTCTTTGCCTGCGTCTATGCTCTCTTGTGTTTGGCTCCTCTTCTGCTTCCACATGAAGTTTAAGGGAATCCACTCAACATAGTTGTTTTCGTCTATTGTAATTTTCATCCTGTAAATCCTATTTTCTTAGCGTGAGCCGCGCAGTGTTCGCGGAATAAATGCACATAATCTTGACTCTCTGGTGGTGCCTTTACTTGCATAGCCTCAAGTTTTTTGTATGCAAGGGACAGGTGGCGCTTTGCGTCTCCGTATTCGTCATGATTGCTCGCGTCTATGATAACAACCATCTTGTCAAACAGTTCTTCTATGTCCTCAACGTCTTCAAAGGTTGGCTTGTCTTTGTTGGCCTTCTTGCGGTTCAGGGTTTCAATGTATTTGTTATCGTCGAACTTGCCTAAGAACACATCAGCATTAAATCCAAGATACGATAGACACTTTGTCAAACCATCAGTGACAGCCTTTTTAAACGCGTCCTCGTCGGGGCTTTCATTATCTTTACCAAAGTTCTTGTTTAAGAGCTTCTGCCCAAACTGCGTAACCGTTTGCTCTTTGCGGGTATACCAGAGAGTGACCTTGACAACGATTGTATCGTTTGGGGGATACACAAGATCAACGTCCCAGCCCCAGCCAACACCAACAGGTCCGAATTGCTCGGTTGCTGCCATGATTTGAGAGTGAGCGTCAATAGCAGTAAACCCACCACGTTGATTTACTTTCTTTGTGGCTTCGGGGTCTGTCTCGCAGACACTGTTCCACAACTCCATGTTTTTCTTTTTATCAGTGAGTTTCATTGTTTTTTCTCCATCGCTTCAAAGCTCATTATTCCATCTAGAAGGCTGAAAAGGTCATCTTGGCTGAGTTGCGTCGTGCGGAACAGGTCTATTCTAATCTCACCTTGTTCACGCGAGACAACAGCTATGCGGCCCTCTTCGTCGTAGTTGTCAGGCAAATGAACGTGTTTTGTTGGCGCTGGCTCGACCTTTGCAGGGCCGTATATATCGTTTAACATGTCCTCTTCGTAAGTCATCTTATCTCTCCTTACCCGAAATCTGCGGGGTGTAAATTGTATTCAACATCTTCAATCATTTGCTTCATGTATTGAGTGTCAAACAAGCTTTTATAGTTTTCGTATTCGCCGTATTCATCGCCCTCTTGATCAATCACGAACAGCGCGGGATTAGCAAAGCCTACAACAACTTGCTCACCCTCTACCTTGTCATGTATTAATTCCAGAGTTCCTTCGGCTTGTGACCATAACGGCTCCAGCTCGTTAACCTCTACAGTTACATCTACAGTGACACTGTGCTCGCCGTGGTTGTCATTAAACTGTTTCATTTCCCGTTCTCCTTTAACCACCATAATAAACAGATATTTATGCAATGCAAGAAGAAAATGCTTGCAAAGGGAAGATAGTTGCGTATGATGGGCATATCAACAATAAGGAAAAGTGATGATTGATTCAAAAGATTACATTAAACGAGTGCAGCACGGGTGTGTAGACGCAGGCATGAAAGAGACCCGCTTATGCGAGCAAGCTGGTGTGTCCTATTCAACATGGGCCAGCATGAAAGACCGTGTAAACAAGGGCGGCGAAATCACGCTTACCGTTATCAACCCATTGATAGCCCGCCTCAGTGAGTTGGGAGTGTGGAAATGACCAGAGAGATTAAATTTAGAGCTTGGTATGACGGACACATGGTTTCGCCTGATCACATTGACCGAGAAGGTTACGGCTGGTGGACAGAGAATAGTATTCCGGTACGGAGTAACAACATTATGCAGTTCACAGGCTTGCAGGACAAGAACGGTGGTGATATTTACGAGGGCGATATAATAGCTCTTGACCCCGATTACGCCCGCAGCATTTGCGCTGACCAGAACCCTTGTCTCGTAGGGTTTAATGATAGTTGCTGGTGTTATGGCCGTCGAAAATACGATGCGCGCCTAATGAACTCGTACTTATGGATGAGCGTTGAGCGCTGCAAAGTCATCGGTAACATTCACGAAAACCCCGAACTATTGGAGACAAACAATGACTAACAAAATCTTACTCTTGGCGTTTGGCGCTTTTATTATGTGCGTTGGTTATAAATCAGCAGTGTCTCTCAATGAGTATTTGGCTGATGCACAACGGTATTGGGAGTGATGTGATGAGCGGATTAGCTGACAAGTTAGAGTCCAGCAAAAAGCTGTGCTTAAACCAAGCCTTATTTATGGACGAGAAAAAGGACGCCGCGCTTGTTCTTGGTATGGATGACTTAGCCAAAAACTATGAAGTGATGGCCCACACCATGCGGCTTGTTAGCTGCAACATAGATAGCGTCATAATGGACGAGGTAAGCAAATGATAGCTTTTACCATAGTAGGTTTCCACTCATCACAGACTGCGCGCAGAATCGGGCGTGGCCGCATGTATACAAATGACGCAGGGAAGAACTATCGCCATATGGTGCAAACGCTGGCTCGTGTTAAATGCAAAGAGCCTTACGATTGTCCTGTCAAGGTAGAGCTTCAAGTTCGTTACGCCGCCCCGAAGCGCCCCAAATGGTTGCGTGAGGCCTGTTTATCTGGTCACATATTACCAACAACAAAGCCGGACGCGCAAAATATGGGCAAGGAAATATATGATTCCCTGGAGGGCATAGTATACCACAATGACTCGTACATATGCCAAGAAACAATGAGCGCATATTACCACGACGGCGAGAATGAGGTTATCGTTATCATTGAGCCATTGCCGCATCTTGGCAGACAGGGCGCAACGAAAGTCGGCTATCAGAAATGGATTGAACAAGGCGGAATAGAGAGAATAGGAGAGCTATCATGAGCCAGAACCAACAAATATTAGCAGCTTTACAATCAGGTATGAAGATAACACCCATGACGGCGCTAAGGTTATACGGTTGTTTTCGATTGGCTGCGCGCATCTTGGACTTACGCAATGATGGTCACGACATTAAAACCGATATGGTTTGGATAAAGAAGGGTGAGAAGCGTGTTGCGCGATATTCCTTGGAGGCTGGTACATGACTCCGTGTGAACAATCACTTTATGACCACCTCAGGACTGCTGGGGCGACGTCTTATGAAGAATGCGCCAATGCAGTATGGGTTAAAGAATGGCGCTGGCCTGCGTCTTGGAAGATGATGTTAGGCGTAATGGTTAGCAGATTAAGGAAGAAACAGGATGCCACTATTATCAATTTTAACAGTTACGGATACCAAATGCAAACACTGCGAAGCCAAACTGATTCCGCTTTCAGTCGCTTATCACGGCAAGCCAAAGCCTCAAACCGTTTGGGTTTGTCCTTCGTGGCCTAGCGTTCCTGCGGATGAAGAGGGGCAAGATAACTGTCCTCATACTGTGCTTGATTCACCCACAGAATAACACTATACTAATCAATGAGGGGCCAGCGTAGCTCGCTGTTCCGGCTTAAATCCTTTCTCTGGAATTTAGCCCCTCCCGCTATCTTGAAAGGAATGAAAGGATACCCCGTGGCAATAGAGGTCATAGATGCAGTTTTCAAGAAGAAGATAAAGCCTTCTGGGGCTAAGCTTGTGGCTATCTGCTTGGCAAATTATGCGAGCAAGAACGACGATGGAAGTTACCATTCATGGCCCTCGTATAATACAATTTGCGCAGTGACAAGTCTATCCAAAGCATCTGTTTCAAAGCACTTAAAGACATTACAAGAACAAGGCATCATTAAGATGTCCAAGCGGCACGAATCGTCAACAGGATACAAGAAGCCAAACACATACGAGTGGAACCTATCGGAATTGTCCAAAGTTCAACAGGTAGACTTAGGCCAAAGTTCATCTGGGAAACGCCAAAGTTCATCTGGGAAACGCCAAAGTTCAACAGGTAGACCCGATACGTTACCTAAACCGTTATCTGATCCGTTAGATTCCCCCTATAGTCCCCCAGGGGACGATCCTGAAAAGGGTTTTAATGAATTTTGGAAAGTGTTTGATTACGAACTAGGTGAAGACTTGGCGCTGAGCGTATGGACGAAGAAAGGGCTTAGCAAAAAAGTAGATGAGATTATGGAGGGTGCGCAGGCCTACGTCAAATCACGCGATCCTGATAACAAAGCATTTTGGAAACAAGCGCCCGGCTGGTTACGTGATGGACGATGGAAAGACAAAGTGGAACCGGCAAAGGATGTTGTTTACAAATTAAACGGGCCTACTCGGTTTTGGTTTTCATACCCTCGCATTGATGATTACGAGAGAGCACAGAAGGTCCACGATGAAATCACAGTTGACAATACAGAAGAGGATTTAAAGGCTGCATACAAATTACTGATGTGGTTGCGGACAGACAAGAACGACGATATATGCACCATGCTTTACGATCTGCCAAACCATATCGACAAGGGACGAGAGTTCGCCATTAAGGGCGTTAGCATGTTTATGAAAGGGAATAAGCGATGAGTGATTTAACAGACGCGCAAGTGATGGAAGCCTTGGGGTATTTAATTGAAAAAGGCGTGATTTTGTATTCGCGGCAAGACGTGCCATCGTATGAGGGAGACTGTTACATTAAAAAAGATGGTTTTATGTTTCGCTGCGATACGTTCTCACCAACCACCGTGACAGACGATGCCCTTGCGCTGGTTCCAGACTATCTATTAAAAATTGACGACGCCGTAATAATCAAAAACTGTGATGATGGCACATGGTATGCGTCTATTCTTAACCTAGAGTATAGCTGGTCAGAAAATGATTTTATTGGCACCGGACCGACGGCAGCCGCCGCCCTATCAGAGGCACTTATGGAGTTAGCAAAATGACATGGGAAGAAGCATTCAGCGACGCAGCGGAAATAGTTGAACGCATGCACAATGACGGTCTATCGTTTCAAGACATAGCTGTATACCACGACTATCCGCGCTGGCACATAACCCGAGGCACCAGCAAAGGAACTCTAATCCACGATGTAGCAACCAAAATAAGACATGGAGAGATGGGATGAGGAAAGATACAATCTGTTGTGTTGATTGCCAGCACGTCACGCTAGGGACAAGTTATGGACTAAACGGCGAGAGCGTACCCAAGTGTGATTTGTTAAACCTTGACACTGGCACAGCCCGCATGAAAAACGGGAAATGTGGGAGAGATGCAAAGTATTTCGAACAATTGGTTAAAATTATACCCGTAGGAGCCACACAGAGCGTCGCTGGTGGCATAAACGATACCAAGATAGGCGAGGGTACCTGAAACATTAAACGCCTCTGTATGGGGCTATGAGGAGAGAGAAGATGAGCGACACAATTAACGAATTTGGGACTCCTGTTTCAAATCATGTATGCGCGACTTGTGGCGTTGAATTTACGATATGTCCCGCGATACCTGATGGTGAGACGGGATGGGAGAACTGTCTAGCCCCCGAATGTGACAGTTATGATTCGCATAGAGACGCAGAGGTTTTATTTAAAACAGATAGTGAACTAGCGCAGGACGACAAGCCCGTTAGCCTTAAAATGCTACGCGCGCGCAAAACATTTCAAGAAACTGGAAAAATAACATGAAACACGTATACATATCAGATGATTTATTTTGGAGACAGTGGCAAGCGATTAACAGATGGTGTGACGTGAGTCTCGCCCGAGATGAGTTGTATTCGTATTTTAAAGAGTTTAGAGAGGATGAGGTAAACCGGCGCTTAAACTATATTGCGCTTCAAAGGTGCGGCGCTGTGGCTTAGCCTCGTTATGTGCTAGAATAAGTAAGGAGACGATACTAACACTAAGCTTTATACGCCTTCATGATTTTCTTTCCAAGACATCATGGAGAGAACCTTCTTGATTGTGGCCAGAGAGACATTGTATTTTCCCGCTATTTCTAGGCGTGTCATTCCGGGGCCGCGACCATTTTTTCCTCGTCTCTTTTCGGCTCTAATCATTCTCGCCTGATCGAGATCAAGCTTACAAAACTTTCTATTACGAGATTGTTGCGTGGGGGACGCCCACCGGCAATTATCTTTGCAATACCCCTTGTCTCCATCTATTCTATCTATGCTCTGCCCTGTTCTTTTGTGGCCCATATCCTCTATAAATGAATTTATATCGTGCCACCTGCTGCAAACCTTAATTCCTCTCCCGCCATAATTATTCCATGCTTTATTTTTGTTGTTCTCACACCTATCAATCATATTTGTCCACGTCTTATAAAGCGGGTGATTCCATTTTCCATGCTTGTATAGATGGCTTTCTTTACCCCTTTTAGCTAAAGGCTTCTTCTTGATGTACGGACTTCCATGTTTATACTGTCGAAGATAATGCTTCCGACAATAACTTTTAGCCAATACTGGGGATACACAATCGTGAATAATGCAAATCATAACGCTTCCTAATTATTTCTCAGGCAAGCGTACCATTAGCCACCTACTTTGTCAAACCTTTCGCTTTCTCAATGGTTCGCAGAACCCCGAGTCCCAAAAGGGCTATGACAAGCTCTATTAAACCATCAGCAGAAACGGGGTAGGCCACAAGCTCACCGCTTTCTAAACATTGCGCAGTCCATATATAAGCCGCCATAGCGTATTGGGGGATATAAAAGAAGGCTAAACTTATGCCTGCGACCCAGAGAATGAAAGGCCGTGCGCCAGCAACAAAGACGGATCGATGAGAGGCGTGCACCTTAGAAATCTCACCAGCGAGCAGGGCTGGTTGCTGTTTGAGCTTTTCCATAACAGCCTCAGCATGTCTCTTTTCCTCATCTGAGGTGAAAAGCTTATCAAACACATTACCAATTGCCTCTATCGGCTCTTTTGCGGCGCTACCAAGTATAGTTGATAGAAATCCCATCACACTTTCTCCGTTTTGTCGTCTCTCACTATTAAATAAGGTTGCTCGTCTAAATTAAACGCGCCTCTAATCTTTGAATAAAGTTTCTCATAAGCAGTTCTGCTGCCAGAAACAGTATCACCTAATGTTAACTCACTTCCGGTTAATATGCATCCAGAAGTATCATCATGGCTATTGCCTGTATGAATGCGGATATTTGTAAAGCCCGGTACGTCGTCAACTCCGATTGCATACTCATGGCCCCAGCGTTCTTTATAAGCTTCATAATATCGTCCTGCTGTTATTTTACGTAAAGGATAGCGTCCAGCCGGAATGCGTGTACGGCCTTCAATCTTTGAATCACGGTGCACGTCTTCGATCGACCAGCATATTGACCAGTCATCAAGAGTAAAACGTCCCACAGTCGTTTCTCCGCGCTCGTAGAGCCTGTCTAGCACAAAGTCTACCATAATACCCACCACGCTATCAAAACAGCCACACAGGGGCTTAAACAGTCGAACAGCTCAAAGCCCTTCATAGCTCGCCAGCCTCGTTCTTTAATCTCTTTGTAAACGTACTGACCACCAAACACCAAACCCGAACCGATTAAGAACCCGTGATTAAGGACTGTTGCCAAAATACCACACAAGGCAAAGTAACAAAATACGATCAAGGCATGATGAAGACCGAAGGCCTTAAACCATCCCTTCTCGCTGATTTTAATAAGCATTAGCCGTACTCTTTAAATAGCTTCTGAGCGATGTTACCAAAGAAGGGGCCTAGCGAACTACCGATTGCATAGTAGACCATTGCGAGGGAGAATGTAGCCCCGGCCAGCCAAGCCTTGCCTTTACCAAAGAGAGCGTGATTATCCTCAATAGCTTTAAACCGTGCGTCATTTTCCTCTTCTGTTTTAGCGGCAGCTTTTTTTGAGGAGACTTGATAGGCTTTCAATTCCTTTAAGAGGGCTTTTTGTCCGGCAACAATATGTTTAACAGATACAGTAAGCTCACCGACCTCTCTGTTTAGCTTTGAATCGGTCATGTTTTTTCCTGATCCACTGTGCGATGCGTATGAGAAGAATGCGAAATATCAAAGCTATTGCCCCTCCAAATATTAACCAGATAACTCCTAATTCTTTCATAATGCGGCCCTATAAATAAGCTTGCTGCCCAAGCAATGACTAAAGACGTCCATAGAACAGTGTAGTTGTCCTCTATGAAGTTGTGCGACCAAATACCGGAATCGTCATAGTAGTCCAGACTATCCAGCGCGAATAAGGCAAAAAACAAACCCTGTATTGTGATTTGTGTCCATTTGCCTCCATCGCCGTATTTAAACAACACGCTCGCCGCCGCTAGTGCGAGCATCATATGGGTGTAGAGAATATATATAAATAAATCTGGGGTGCTTACGGTGTTTTGAACGGGAATCAAGAGGAGATTCAACACACACACTGACAACACGATAGACGCAGTGTTCACGTACTTATCATGTATAAGCGAATACCCGGCCCCGGTCATTACCAGCAATGTGTATATGTAGTCTTCTAACATTTATTTCTTCTTTGTCTTTTTGCGTGGGTTTCTACGTGGACCGTGTGAACTGCTGCCTTTGGGTTTTGAAGGTTTCTTAGCCATTGTACTTCCTTAAAAGTTTAATAATTACACATATCAGCCATTTTATCAAACGGTAGCGAACTGTCTGAAAAAATTGCTATCAAGATTGTTTGTAAGATTCAGCGGAGTTGTTGTAAATCCTGACATGGCAAACGTCTGAATTGGAACTGTAAAGCTACGTCCAGCGTCCGTTAAATCCACACCCGCAAAAGTCTGTCTAGTATTGTCATCAGGGATAAACACGCCACGTTGAAAGAATATTGTTACTGTGGAATCTATAACCTCATCAAGACTTAAAAGGATTGTGCTTGTATTAACACCAACCTGAGCGTCAGTTACTACTAGAGGATTGCCGGATGATTGCTCAGCTTCAAACCCTGTAATGGTGCCGGTTCCTGTTTTGGACATATCAACGTCGTTTCCGTCAATATCCTTAAACCCTACCACGATTTGATTAGAGTTAATCAGGATAGATGAAGCCAATGGACCCTCTGCGGATACGAGACTAAAGCCAGCATGAAACAGATATTGCTGAGCAAACCGCTCTGCGTTACGTTGATTGCTAGCTTCATTAGGGTGCACATCATCAGCAATGTTGATCGAATCATAAGTAGCTCCACCGTACTCTGCCAGAGTGTAGAAATCAATCTCTTGGGTTTGCTGCAATCCTGCTAATGTAATGCGATCAGCCACGCTCAAACCCGCCGCTTGGCTCATTTGATATGTTGGACACCTTAAAAGTCTGGTCGTTGCATTTAAGTCACCACCAGTTCTGTCAATCATCTGGGCCAGCCAGATAGGGAATTTTGTATTAACATACGTGTCGAAATAAGACGACGGAGAAGCGTTTAAAATCTCATCCTGTCCATCATCAACCAGATAGACATTTGGACCTGTTTTACTGAAAGCGTGATCCGCTGAAAACGCTACAGACTGACTCCATGTGTTTTCCTGTAATCGGTTAACCGCGGTTGTTTCGTCTGGCGTTCTTATATCCAATGGAAGCCCGCTAGAACACGCGTTCATAAAGCCTACATAGAGGTCAGTGTCTTCTTGAAGAATGTTAGCCATTCTGCGAGCGCCGGACCCTGTATAGGTAGACGTCCAGCCTATTTTCATATTGTCTGTAAAGCCAGCAAAGCTTAGGCCTGAGAAACAAGCACTAACAAAGACATTTTGAGGGTCAGAGCCGCTGTCTGTGTTTAAGAATAGTTGATCAATGATTGACTGTCCCCAGAACGCCCATTGAATGCCCACAGCGAAATCTTCGTTAGGCTCAAACGCTACTGTAGAACCGCCATCTGTTGAATATTGCATGCGGTACCTATTGGCAACCCATGAGTTTCCTGAGCTTGGACGGTTGGCAGGAATGTCTAAATCAACAAACCTTTTATCGCCATCAATGCCAGTCATTTCAGTCCAGCCTTTAATCTCCTCATTATCACCGGGGGAAGGGCTGGTTCCTGTCTCAATAACGCGACAATGAACAGTTGGGAGGGACACAGGATCAACGAAAACCTCACGCCTTACGTCTCCGATTAAATTGTTCTCAACAACAGGGGTTACAGACAGGTCGCCATCAAACACAGGGGCCACGTCTAAGATTCCATAGTGTGCGACTTCTGCCGCGAGAGCCGTATTAATCATTTCATCAGAAAGATAGCCGTTCCAAATAGTCATGCTTGCCAAATTGAAAGCCCCCACAGGGAAATCATTCGCCGGTAGCCCATTAGCATTAAGGTTGACGCCGCCAAGAAGAATAACAGTAGGGTCATTCTGCGCGTTGCTATCAGTTAGGGCGAGTTCCAATCCGTTAGCGTCTAGGTTCTCATTGAAGCTAGCAAAGTCATTACGGTCCATTTGGATACGATAGGCAATGGCAGTGTAATTACTCGTATCAATAATATTGGCACTGACAATCAAAGTATTGTCCGCGTATCTCATTGTCTGCTTTCTTGGATTCATCCCGTCAATGCTGCGAGTATAATCCATTTGAAGGTTGCCTTCAGGGGGAAACGTCCCTTGTCCGTTATGTGACAGGAAAGTAGAGTTTTCAGCTTCGTCAGTAATTTTCACAACAGCAAGAACAGTAATTGCTTGATTACCAGAACCATAATCAAACAAGGTTAAATCGTCAATGTTGACAATAGTATCACCGCTCGTAAACTCCATAACATCAAAGCCGTTCACATCACCAGCAATGCGCGGGGGAATGCCCACACCTACTTTTCGCACTTTAATATCTCGCGACGTATCGCCTAGAATATTGGTTAGGATAACATCACCAACATTAGTCGCTGATTCATTGTAGTTCTCCGCCGTGACTTCGTAAGCAGCCGCAACAGAGTTCTCACTAACGTTTCTTGCCCTTTGTCCTGATCTAATCATTGTCGTTCTCTCTTAAACTGCTTTGTAGGAAAAATCGAAAGCCAGTAGTGTGGTTGCTTGTATGAAGCCAGAAGCTGCCACGGCGTCAGAGCCATCGAATGCATCAATACGCATTGAAGTAGTTCCCGGTTCCGTAGCGGCCTGTAAATTGGCGACGGTTCCATTTAATTGATCTGCCCAAACATAAGTCCCGATAAGATTATCAGCACCAGTCGCGGCGGTAAATGGAAGCCCTGTCAAGTCCAAATCACCAACGGGCGAAGAAACACTATCGACGCTCAAAAGGCCCTTAATGGTAACATCGTCTCCTAGTTTAGAAAACGCTAGAGTTGCGAGGGTTAGAGTTATGGTGCCGGATGTCTGCGGTACAAGGGCGGCGGTAAACGTTCCTGAGCTTGCAGAAACCGCAGCATTCCACTCTGTTGGTGATGAAATAGGGTCATTATTCAGATTGCTACTAACCCGCGATTTATAAATATTCCCATCGGACCCTTTAGCTGTATCCAAGATAGCGTAAGTTACATTTGCATTCCATGTGCGGAGAAACTCTACTCTCTCCCAAAAAGTGGGAGACGTGAGCGGATCGTTGCCAACATTATTGTTTTGCAGTGAGCGATAGTTTGACCCATCGGAGGCCACAACCAGAGAGCCAAGAGCGTACTCAGTAATGCTATTCCAATCATCGAGAGCATCGCCACTACCAGAATCACCAACGCTTGACACATCCCATATCTGACCAGTACCAACGTTAGTTAGGATAACCCGCGCCGTTCCGTTGTAAAACACGTTAGGCGTGCGACCAGAAGCAAACAAAGGCAGAGGGTTCTCGTTCTTTGTTTCGTTTAAGTTCGCATCGGGGAAGGTGTCTTTAGGCGTAGTGGTGCCGTTCTCGAAAAACGTCAAAGTTCCGTTAACAATCGGATCACCAGCGTCATCAAGAAATTGTGGTCGTGGGTTTATAAATCTATTTGCCATCGTCTATCCTAATATCAAATATACAAAATACGCTATTACAAGCGTTAAAACAACTGCGTCAAATCTACCGACTATCATCTGCCCCTCCTACACCAGCGGAGCGAACTATAGCGCGAAACAGCGTTTCATCCTCTCCCGCTGCTAAAAGTCTCTCTGTTATTTTGCTTATCTGTCCTTGAGGACTTCCTGAGCGAACCATAGCGCCGAGCAATTGAGCGTTACGAGCTTGCGCAGCGTTAGACAAAACCCTAGCGGCAGTGCCGCCACCCAATACAGCGGCTGCACCGGCGGGACCGCCAGCAGCAAAACCAGAGCCGAAGCCAATTCCGCCGCCCACAATGTTTGCTGTAGTTTGCTGTGGAGAAAATCCCAGCTTGCCGACGTTCCTTAAAATATTAGAAGTTGTGGTCCCGTTCACTATCTGTTTGATGGCCTTCTTTTCAGTCTCGGAAAATCCTCTAATCTTCTTATTGTTTCGTAATATTTTGCCCAACTCGACACGAATGCCTTGATCAAATCCAGACCTGCTATTCTTCGCACCTTCAATTGCCCCAGCAATCAACTCATCACGGCGGACCTTACCCCAAAGCCTACGAGCCTTCTTAGCTGTATCACCCAGCGATGTGCTAGCGTCCTCAATAAAGTCATCTATAGAATCAATAATCATTGACCCAAGACGCCTCTCCGCAGGGTCTATAGAACCAGCAGCCCCTTGAGCGACACGACGCAAAGTATCTGCGTCAGTAAAATCTAGCTCTTGGCCTACCTTTTGGCGCATAAAATTGAGAACACCCTCTGTCTTATCGGTAACGCCGGGGGCTGAGCCTGCTTCTCGTATTTCAGTATCCAAATTGTCCATAAAGTCTGAAAACGCTTTTTTGCTGAACTTAACACCGGAGCGCTTGGCCTGATCGTAAAGCTTGGTAGTCTTTTGCCGTAAGGCTTGAGCCGTTGGTGATTTAGCCAACAAATCAGAGCCGCGAGCAAAGTCACGAACGCCACCAGCAACCGATTCAACGCCCCTCGCAAGAAGTCCACCACCAGCACCAAAAGC